CACCTCTCCTTTATCGAATGGGTTCAAGTCCCTCAGCGTGCTCTTGCCACCTTAGCTCAACGGTAGAGCCTTGCTTTTGTAAAGCAGAGGTTGCGGGTTCGAATCCCACAGGTGGCTTTCTAGCGAGTATACTCAAGCGGTCAACGAGGTCTGACTGTAAATCAGATGGCTACGCCTACGGGAGTTCGAATCTCTCTGCTCGCATTCATGCACAACATCAACATCAATCATTTTTATTGTTATTTGAGAAAAGAGCACATGTACCAACACGAAAATCATGTTGGCGAATTCGACAAGGTGCTTGTATTTGGTGCCCAGTCTTGTTTTGGTTATGCCATGACTTTTCATGTGATGACTGACTATGGCATAGTTCGCAGCAGAGTTCCAATACACATGCTTTGTTGGAAGCCAGATGCTCCCCAGATGCCTTTGGACTATTTGCAGTTATGGGATTGCTTCCATGAAAATGTATCTGTAGTAAAATACGATGCATTATTTGACTGTCGGGCAAAAGTCGTAATGAAGGATAAGTCCGAGCATTGGGGTGATTACATAATGACTTTTGATTGGTACAGAAATGCATATTCCAACGAACCAAGCCAATACAAATGTTTACACATGATTGCCTTGGACAATGGAAATTATTCTTTGCAGCCAAACAACAGAATTTTTTGGAAGAATATGTCTTTCGTTACGAAGCCATTTCCAGAAAAACCAGATTTCAAAGTTGATAACAAGTCTTGGAAGTGCGAAGGAGAAAGCGATAGGTGGGTCATAGATGGTGATGATGACAATTATTATTATGATATAAAATCCACTAAATAAATTTGGCATTGATGATAACGGATTGAAATGCGAACAGCACAGGGGTTCGACTCCCCTCGGCTCCATTCGGTTAGCGGCTTGGTAAGAACAAGCGGAGTTGAGAAGACTCGCACTTGCGTAAAACGGTCTACTGCGAATTGACCGACAAAGCAAGAAAGAGGGTGAAAATCCTTCCTAACCACTTTACGGGGCTGAACAGGTTTCGACTGGCGCAGAGTAATGAAGAAGGAGATGTCCGACACGGGTAACAAGTGTCGTAAATAAACAGTTGCAACAACAAAAGCCGCACCAATGCGGATGGCTGCTTGAAGCAGTGGGGTTTCCCGGTTTTCCCGCATCTGAAAAACCGGGTTTTTTATTGGCATAAATAATTTTAGCACAATGGCCTTAAACCCTTATTTTAACAATTATGCTGGCGAACAGAATCTGGTAGAAGATATAACAGTGGAAGTTATAAAAGCCACAGGCACAAATTGCGTTTATGTGCCAAGGGAATATCTGAATATTGACAAAGTTTTTGGTGAAGATCCTGGTACAAAATTTAAAGATTCTTATACAATTGAAATGTATCTTTTGAGCTATAAAGGATTTGATGGCACAGATATAATCAGTCAATTTGGAATGGAAATAAGAGACAAAGTCGTGTTGGTGATGGCTAGAAAAAGATTCAAGGAAGAAGTAACTAACATAAATTCCTCGATAACAAGACCAAGAGAAGGAGATCTAATCTATTTTCCATTGGCAAATTCATTATTTGAAATAAATTTTGTAGAACATGAAAATCCATTCTATCCTCTTGGAAAACTTTATTCCTATACAATAACTGCAGAACTATTCACATACAGTTATGAAAAGATGAATACCAAAAACACAGCAATTGATTCTGTATACAATACCACTAAGGGTGCCTGTGCAGCGAACATTATTCCAATGAACAACATGCTCGGCACCACAGCGGGCATAAATGATGTTTTAGAAGACGAGTCATCCTTGTATGATTTCAATGCAAATAATCCAGGGGCAACCTGTGCCCCTGCCTAAATAATTTTATGATAAAGAAACAAGGAAACAAAAATATGAAAAACGAAGAACACTATTACAAAATACGTTGCGCTCAATTGAATGAAATCAGAAAAAAATTGATCGCTGAAATAAGTGCACTCAATGAAGATTTGGCAGCACAAGGAATGTCTCAGGGATTACAAGCCCCTTCTTCCAATCAAACTAAAGCAGGAAAACAAAAGGTATCGCCAAAACAGGCAATAAAATCGCCTGTAAAAATGCAACACGGTCTTGCACACACAGGATCGGCTGCACAAGCACAAGAAGACATTTTAAATACGTATTCAGATAACCCGAATACAGAAGAACAAGAACAGCCAAAAGACGCATCCTGGCAATCTGTAAATTCTGCTGTCGGAAACTACATGACTCAACAAGTTGCTAAACTTGCACAAGCACAGCAAATGGTGAAGGAAGAGTCAGAGTCAAACAAGAGAGAACTTGCCCGTATCAATGCAGATCGCAAGGCCGAAGGAAAACCACCTTTCAGAACTTTGGATGCTGCACTTTCATACTATGAAAAAGAAGACGAAAGAGCAAGAAAAAAGAAACTCCAAGGCTGATTTGTATGAAGACTTTCGGTGAATTCATCAATGAATCCTCGGATCTGACTCTCAGATACCACGATCAATTGAATTCAAAGTTGTGGCAAGGCGATAAACTAAAACCAGAAGTCCGTGAAAAGTTGATTGAAATAGGAAATGCGTGGGCAGAATTCTCAAACATTCCACAAGAAGCGATAAAGGATATGATTCTTGTGGGTGGTAATGCAAATTTTAATTATACAGATTTTTCTGACATAGATCTTCATTTGCTTGTTGACAAGGATGACATGCCAGATTGCCCGGATCTTCTCGATGATTATCTGAAAGACAAAAAGCAACTGTGGTCATTGTCGCATGACATTTCGATTTATGGGCACGATGTTGAACTGTATGCCCAGGATGTCAATGCTGAGTTCCCTGCCAACCAAGGGGTTTACAGCCTCACACAGGACAATTGGATGGTCCCACCAACACGACAAGAAGTGAATCTAGATGATTCAAACTTGATAAGAAAAATTGAAGATTACGTAAATAAAATAAATGGATTGATTGATTCTAATGCCGATGACGAGTCATTTAAAAAATTGAAGAAAAAGTTTTCAGATATGAGAAAAGCCGGAATTAAACAGGCCGGGGAATTTTCACAAGAAAATTTGATATTCAAAGAACTCAGAAATAAGGGCTATTTGGATCGTATGAATCAATACATTAAATCCAAAGAAGATGAAAAATTGAGTTTAAAATAAACTAAATAATTTACATAGGAAACAAAATGGATCCAGCATTTACAAAAATTCAACAATTACTTTATACTACGCAAATGTTAACTGAAGAATTAGAAATTGTTTATGGTATTTTAGACAACTTGTTTGAAGAAGAAGATTATGATCTTCCAGCAGAAATTCTTGTGGAGAAAAAGAAGTGGATTCAAAAAGCCATCAAGAAAGAAGGGGCTCTTCGTAAAACAACGAAGACCAAGGAAGGAAAAAAGATTCCTGTTTCAAAACTAAAGAAGGCTGCAGAAAAGGGTGGCAAAACAGGAAAGCGTGCTCGCCTTGCTCTCACACTTAGAAAGTTGAATGAACAAGACGAAGGCGAGACAATGGATAGACCATGGGACACTTTCATTGGATTGGTAAGCAACGCAAAGAAAGAGTTTGTAAAAACACTTCCACCAGGAACCAAGTCAATCGGTGATGATGTTGTCAAAATGCTCGATGCATTTACCGCAGACCCATCTGAGAAGGGTGATAACGTCACAGATGACCTGATTCAAAGGGGATTCCCAGCAGAAACGATTGCTCAGGCTGCTAAGATAAGAAGACAGGCAATTCAAAGTCAGCGCAGAAGTTCGCCAGATCCATCATTCGGTGGAACATACAAGCCAAGAGGCGACCCAAACGCCTCACCCTTCGACTGATTCACGCTCAACAAAAGAAACCCAGTCTTGGTGGACGATGTGATTTCCATCCTTGCCGTCTTTGATCTTGGACACATCCCACCATATGACATCACCGACTTGAATGTCTTCGGTCAATTTATTTCCGATGGAAATCACTTTTGCAGGAATTATCTTTGAAGACGATTTCTCGTTGTATATGATGCCCGCTGATGTCGTCTTTTGACCACCAATCAAAGACTTTGCGAGAATCCACTTGCCAATAGGTTTCATTTGTTTCATAAATTCCTTCGCTAGGATTCGAACCTAGAAAGAGAGATCCAAAGTCTCCCGTGTTACCGTTACACCACGAAGGAGTGTACCTTGGCACAATAATTGTTCATTATGATGCCAGAGGCTGTACCAACATTGATGCTTCTCACAGAACCATACTGAGGAATGTAAAGAAGCTCGTCACACATACTTAGAACGTCTGCAGGAACTCCAATCTGTTCCTGCCCAAAGATCATAATATAATGCACAGTTGGGTCAAAGTCAAATGCGTTTATGTCTTTTGCTTCACATACATTGTCAATTCCCAATAGTTTAACTTTGCCTTCAAACTTGGAAATAGTTTCTTCAATGTAGGACTGGAGACTGTCAATGCTTTTGACATGACGAAAGTTGGTGTAGTGATGAGTACCGACAGTCCCCCGCCTATCGTATTTCTTATTCCCATAGATCACCACTTCTTTCGCCAGAAACGCATTAGCATTCCGTATGACGGTAGCAATATTAAAATCGTTGCCAATGTTGCAGCACACAACAGAAAAGTTATGGCGCTTAGTCTCAAGATCAGCAATGATTGCGTCATCTTCCCAATATTTATAGTGATCAATTAGATTGCGGGTTTCCAGTGCCATAGCAGATAGCCTCTGTGCGAGTCAGTCTCTTGTCAAGCTCAGAAATTTTGTCATTCAATCTGTCAACTGCACAAGAATTTAAAAACCATATTGTCATCACTATTATAGCAGATATGTTCATGCTTTTGTACGTAACGTAACGATCATCGAAATCTTCTTTATTCATCTTTTCCCTTTCCCCATCCACCACCATTCTCGTATTCTTTTAAAATTGAACGGTTTGGTGTGATATGATCTTTGTAAAGTTCATTGAGTCTGTGTTGCATTGGGAAATGTTTTATTAATCGTGATGCCCTTTCACGCACTTCTGAAGGAACATTCTTTGTATGTGCAGGATTCATCAGATCATATAAAAAGTTTTTTACGGCAACTAAACTATAATATTCTTCATCGGGTAGAGTCATAAAAACCTCCAATGATCCCTATGGGATTCGAACCCATGTTATGGCCTTGAAAGGGCCGTGTCCTAGACCGGACTAGACGAAGGGACCTAAAAATCACTCTTCCTTGGTACGTATCTCAAGGGCTAGAAAACCAACAATCATACCAATTATACTACCAACAACCGCACCCTCATAGTTCTTGTAAAACAAGAATCCAATTAGGTTAATTGCAAAAAGAATAATTAACGGAACCATTAGTCTATTCATTACGTTTTTCATAATTGAAGTATACCTCATCGTTTGGATATGTCAAGTATTCTCTCACCGATCCATTCCATGCAGTTGACGGCCATGCTGTTTCCGAGTGCCTTGTACCTATGGCCCTCTGGACATTCGTCTGGAGATTTTCCTCTCCAAGAAATTTTTGTATAATTGTCCGGGAAACCCTGAAGTCTTTCACACTCCAGAGGAGTCAATCTTCGAACACGCAGTTTCTCGACAACGGCAGCAAAGGAAGCATTGTCTCTCGCAAGAGTGTGACAAGGATCTCCCGGACCTCTGCGTTGAGTATTCAACGGTTCAGTAATCTTGAACAGATCATATGGCACTGGACCCGCCTCCGTGACATAGGTATCCCCATCTTCACGATGTCTTGACCAGCCACGGGCGGACACGCACTTGGCCACATCAGTCTCTTGACCATGTGGAACCAAGAATCCACCGCCCTGAGAGAACAACTCTTGGTTGCTGTATCCCGGTGCGCCCGTTCCTTTGATTGATTGGCCAAGAGTTGGAGCAGTTTCAGCAGGCCAACTAGGTGCAATGACAGCTCCGAAGTTATCCTTGTCGGGCATACGCTGATCACCACCAGCGTTCTTCTTGGTCAGGGTTCCTGCGCATTCTGTTCCGTCCCACCAGCAACCGACTCCAATGCTTTCTTTAGAAGCGGAGGCAGAGTCTTGTTTCTCTTTGTCGCCCGTTCTAGAATGCTTCTGCATGCTTTGGGACTCAAAAAGAACTTTTCCTGCACTGAGCATGTCTCCAAGACATCCGACAACGAACACACGTCTCCTGCGCTGCGGGACGGCAAATGGGTGGCGTTGTGTTCTGACCCACTGAGCGTCCAAGACCCGGTAGGCCCACCCATACCCCAGTTCTGCCAGCCCCCCGAGGAAGGAACCAAAATCCCTTCCTCCGTTTGCGGACAGGACTCCCGGCACGTTTTCCCAAACGATCCATCGGGGCTTATAGCACCGAGCGATTTCAAGATAGGTGAGCATGAGTCCTCCACGGGGATCGGAGAGTCCTTTTCGGAGTCCTGCCATAGAGAAAGACTGGCACGGAGTGCCGCCGACGAGGAGGTTGACTTCTTCTTTGATGTTCCATTTTTCATAATTCGTCATGTCTCCAAAATTGGTGACGGCTGGATAATGGTGAGCGAGAACCGCTGATGGAAAAGGTTCGATGTCGCTGAAACCGACAGCCTTCCACCCAAGAGGTTCCCACGCAACCGTAGCCGCTTCAATACCTGAACAAACAGAAAGATAATTCATTTTAATCGGGCATGCTGGATTTGAACCAACGACTTCTTGCTCCCAAAGCAAGCGCTCTACCAAGCTGAGCTAATGCCCGTTCCTTTCACTGCAATCCCAACTCCTGATCAAGTTCCGAAAGTTTGTCAAGTGCTTCATTGGCTTTGTCATAATCCCTGAAGCAATCCCATCCACGGGACTTTGCATAGTCAATGGCATCCGGAGAGATGTGTGAGGATCTGCCACCCTTGTCACCCATCACCATGCAAATCTCTCTCCTAGCCTCGTCAAGTCGCTTTCTGAGTTCCAAGACTTCTTTGAACAAAACTTCTGATGGGGGAAGTGTATCACCGTGATCATTGTCACCCACAAAATTAGTCATTGTCGTTCTCCTTGAAGCAGTCCCATCCCATATCTTTGGCAATCTGTTTTGGTGTTTTTCTCAAATGCACAACATAGGTTGCCGTAACATTTGACATTGTATTGCAATACAAACGCCTTGCCTCGTCACGCTGCATTCGAACAAGTTTGATATATTCAAGAGTATCCAAGTAGACTTCTTCAGCAACGCTGAACTGTCTGAATCTCTCTGAGTATGCACGAAAGCGATCAAGGACATCTACGCCATTTGAATCAACATCACTCATTGTGGTCCCTGATTCTAAAATAATCTTCTTCCATGTTTGCGAGTTGAATCTTGGTGTCTTCAAGTTCATCACGCAACCGCTCAATCTCATTGGCAGCTTCCTGACAACGAAGTTCAACGGAACGGTCATTGTGCAGAATGCTGCGGAGCCATGTAACGATGTCTGTGTCATTCATCGGTATTCTCCTTGAAGCAATCCCATCCACGCCGATCAGCAACTTGGTTTGCCGTGCATGGAGGTGATGGTGAAGGACGATACGCCTCATCCCTGCACACCTCCCGCCTCGCCTCATCTCTCTCCCGCTGCAATCTCCCAATCTCCGCATAAGCCTCACCAATGTCCCGCAGAACATCCACAGGGAGATCAGTGCGCTTGGTATGGCAGCGTAGGCGGTAATCTATGGGCTGGTAGTCAGGCATT